GACATCTGCAAGCGCAATGGCAAGACCAAGCTGCTCTGGCTGGGCGACAAGAACAAAACTCTCAATTATGCTCCTGCTTCGGATGAAATGGTGTTGACGGTCCACCGCTGGTTCGCAAATAAAAGCTGTGTACCGGTGGATACGGAGGTTCTCACAAGAACAGGTTGGGTTCAACTCCACGATATCAATGTTGGAGATGAAATCGCATGCGCTTCTCTGGATGGCTTGCGAGTCACTTTTGAAGAGGTGTTGGACAAGGTGGAAGAACGTCGCCAGGATACCTACACCAGCAATGGATTGACCGCAACGAAAGACCATCGCATGGTTTATGCTGTGCAGCAGAGCAAAGATGTGTTTCGCATCGACTTTTATAAAAGGTTGCTGCGAGATGGAAATATCATTTATATCCCGATGGCTGGTTATGCCAACTGTGATGGGTTGCCGCTTACGGATTCCATGCTGACGTTCCTTGTGGCGGTCCAAGCGGACGGTTCTTATATGTATGATGTGAGAAAAGACGGAACCAAGAGCTACTATGGCGTTGAGTTCCATCTGAGCAAAGAACGGAAAATTGAGAGGCTTTTCAATTGTCTGGAGGAATGCCATCTCGTTTACAATGTGACACATCAAAGCAACGGAACGACTAAGATCCGAATTTATAACAAAGACGGAATCAACATCGTAACGGATGTTTGCGAGAAGTGGCTGAAAAACAAGTGCTTCACATGGAATTGGCTGAATCTGTCGGAAAAACAGGCGCATTTTGTTCTGGATGAACTCCAGCTCTGGGACGGGTGTACGGCAGCTAATCTGTACACTTCTCGCCAGCAGGTCAACTTGGACGTTATTTCTGCAATCGCCGCTATCAATGGCGTAGGCAGTAATGTCACCGGGAGCAATATTCAGTTCCGTCAGAATCCGTATATGACGCTTGGAGAAGGAAAGCGAAATCACCGTGGCCCGCAGACGCAAGTTTCTTGTGTCACTGTAAAAACGGGCATCTTCCTGTGCAGACAGAACGGAAAAACCTTCATCATCGGCAACTGCCCCGGCGACTGGCTGTACGGCCGCCTCGGTGATCTGGCTGCCAAGGTGACATCGGCTCTTGGCACCCCTGCTGCGTCCACGGGTTTGCAGGCAACCTCTCTGAAGGACATGGAGTCTGCGGCAGTTGTGGCAAAGGTGGCACCGCTGTTCACTGCGAACCAGAAGCAATCCGGCATCCTTGCCAGCGTGTCGCTGGCACAGTTCATTTTGGAGTCCGGCTATGGTAAGTCCGAGCTGGCCCAAAATGCCAATAACTGCTTCGGCATGAAGTCCTCGCTGTCTGGGAACAGTTGGTCTGGCTCTGCGTGGGATGGACATTCCGTCTACACGATGAAGACCGGGGAACAGAACACGGATGGCAGCTATGTGAGCGTCATGGCCGATTTCCGCAAGTACAGCTCCATTGAGGATTCCATCGCAGACCACTCTGCTTATCTGCTGGGTGCCATGAATGGCAGCAAAAAGCGGTATGAGGGTCTGGCAGGCTGTACGGACTACAAGAAAGCGGTGCAGATCATCAAGGACGGCGGTTATGCAACGAGCCTTGACTATGTGCAGAACCTCTGCCGGGTCATCGAGCAGTGGAACCTGACCCAGTACGATGTGGCGGTAGCTGCTACGCCCACAACGGTCTTGTACCGTGTGCGCAAGAGCTGGTCGGATGCTGCATTCCAGAAGGGGGCGTTCCGTGACCTGAGCAACGCAAAGGCATGCGCCGACAAGAACCCCGGCTATTCTGTGTTCGATGAGAACGGCAAGGCGGTCTATCCCACCAGCACGGCGTTCCAGCCCTACGCGGTTCGGGTGTCTATCTCTGACCTGCGCATCCGCAAAGGCCCCGGCACGAACTACGGCTCCCGTGGTTTCACCGGCAAGGGTGTGTTCACCATTGTTGCAGAGGCAACGGGCACGGGTGCATCCAAATGGGGTTTGCTGAAATCCTATGCCAGCAAGCGCGATGGCTGGATCAGCCTCGACTACGCCAAGAAGGTCTAACTTCACCTCGTTGTGATAACCATAAAGCACTCTATGGCACATAGACCGGGCTGATTCAAACGTCGCGCTCCGGGCTTCCCCAATTTGACCGGGAAGCCCTTTACATTTGTCGTATCTGCTGCAATCTTGGCGTTCTGTCAGGCAGATAGTTTGTCGATAATATGCCGATTTATCTGGGCGACAGAACTTGCTATTCAGCCGTACATGCGGCATTATACGACTACCCCAAAAGGTACGACTACCCCAAGGAGGATGACGCAATGGAAATTGTAGTGAAACAAAAAAGGGCGGCGGCTTATTGCCGAGTCAGCACCGGCATGGAGTGTCAGGAAGGTTCCTATGAGATTCAGAAAAGCTACTTCACAGAACTGCTCTCCAACAATCCCGATGAGGAACTCGTAAAGGTCTATGCGGATGAGGGCAGCGGACGCAGTACGCAGGGCCGCCCGGAATTCCGACAGATGATCCAAGACTGTGTGGATGGCAAAATCGATATCATCTACACCAAGTCCATTTCCCGTTTCTCCCGAAATATGCTTGACTGTGTGACCGTGGTGCGTCAGTTGAAAGAACTGGGCATCCCGGTCATTTTTGAAAAAGAGGGCATCAATACGATGGACGGCCAGAGTGAGCTGTTCTTCCACATCCTTGCCATCATTGCCGAGGAGGAATCCAAGAGCATCGGTGAGAATGTGAGAGCCGGAATCGCCTACCTCCATGACCAGGGCATTCCGACCGGCCGTGTGACCTACGGCTTTCGCAGGGTCAACAAGCAGGGCGAGTGGCGCATCGAAGAATCCGAAGCCCGCCGTGTCCGCTACGCTTTTGACCAGGCAGCAAAAGGGGTCTGCTACGCAGATATCCGAGTCGGCTTAGACAAGATGGAGGATGAGGAAAGTACAGGTATGTCATGGTCGCAGAATCGAAATCGGCTGCCTAATATGCTGAAAAATGTCGCATACATGGGGGATTACTGGACGGACTGCTACTACACGGCTTACGGTAAGAATGGACACCGATACTGCAAGCGGAACAGGGGAGAACGCGCTCAAGTTCATCTGGAGGACCATCATGAAGGCATTGTCAGTAGAGAGCAGTTCGAGCGTGTGCAAACCATGATACAGATGGGATTGCTCCATTCCGGCCGGAGAAAATTCAATGAGGAACAGCAGAAGGTCCTGAACGACCCGAAATGGCAGTAAAGCATACTAACTGGCAGTAAGGAAAGGAATACATGGAAATTACAGTAGAAAAGGTAGACAATGGGGTACAGAAGCTCGGCTTTCAGGCGCTCAGCACCCTGAAAACAGTCCGCGTTGCGGTCTATGCCCGTGTCAGCACGGACCAGGAGATCCAGCTCCACAGCTTGGAGGAGCAGATGAAGGCCTTTCGCGCTAAGATTGCCCAGCACCCCGGCTGGATGCTGGTAGATGTCTACGCGGATGAGGGTATCAGTGGCACCAGTGTGAAAAAGCGTAAGGAGTTCCTCCGAATGATGGAGGACTGCGAGGCAGGCAAGGTCGATTATATCATGGCGAAAAGCATCTCCCGATTTGCCCGCAACACGGTCGAGTGCCTGTCCTATGTGCGCCACCTCCAGAGCATCGGTGTTCAGCTCTATTTTGAAAAGGAAGGGCTGGACACGGCAACGTCGGTGTCCGAGCTGATTCTGACAGTCATGGCCGCCTTTGCGCAGGAGGAGAGCCGCTCCATTTCTGAAAACTTGAAATGGGGCATTCGCAAGCGGTTTGAAAGCGGTGAGTCGCGCTGGACCAAGACCTATGGCTATCGGAAGACCAAGGAAGGTGAAATCGTCATTGAGCCGGACGAAGCCGCCATTGTTCGGATGATTTTCAAGATGTACCAGTACGGCATCACCATGCCGGACATTTTGGACGAGCTGACCTTTATGCAGGCTCCTTCAGCAAGGGGCAGGCAGACGTGGAACAAGACTGCCCTCAAGTATCTCCTTGAGAACGAGAAGTATGTCGGGGATATGCGGCTTCAGAAATGGGTCAGCATCGACCACATCTCCCACAAGAGTGTCCGGAATGATTCTACTGTGATTCCGGTCTATAACGTGAAAAACCACCACATTCCCATCATTGACCGCCATACCTACCAGCAGGTTCAGCGCATTATGGAGTTGAGAAATCCTCGCGGAGAGTATAGCCGGTATCCTTACTTCGATAC